GAAAGATATGTCCAATTAGGTACTGATGCTTCAGGCCTTGAGATGAGGTGTCTTGCCCACTACATAAATGACCCTGATTTTACTGATGAGTTAATGAATGGAGATATACACACTAAGAACATGAACGATGCTGGTCTACATAACAGAGATCAGGCTAAGACCTTTATATATGCCATGATTTATGGTGCCGGTGGAGGTAAGATAGGTGAGATAATTAATGGTAGTGTCAAAGATGGTAAGAAATTAATTGAGACCTACATGAATAATAACCCTAAGCTTAAAGCTTTAAAGAAAGCTGTTGAGACTAAGGCAACAAAGACAGGATTTATACCAGCATTGGATGGTAGGATACTGAGAGTTAGAACACCACATGCATCTTTAAATCTTTTATTGCAAGGATGTGGAGCTATAATCTGTAAACAGTGGTTGGTAGAAATTACCAAGCTATACAGGAAAAGAAGAATTGATGCCACCCTATTAGCATCAGTGCATGATGAATACCAATGGGAAGTTTTAAAAGATCATGCAGATGAATTTGGAGAGCTATGCAGTGAGGCTATTAAGCTTGCTCAAGTATCCCTGAATGTTAGGTGTCCATTAGATGCCGACTATAAAGTTGGAACTAACTGGGCTGAGTGTCATTAATATAATAATAATAATAATCTAAATAACTATTGACAACCACTGAGGATATGGTATCTTCAGTACATAGGCCGTTAATGAGTACGGCATAACCAAACTAATATATCTAGGAGATATAAATACTATGATGATCAACGGAAAAGCATTCTGGGCATCTCTTCAAACACCTAACACAACATTCGATCCTTGCTGGCAGATTGATATCGCCTTAGACAAGGCTAACAAAAAGATTGTAGAAGCCGCTGGCTTGACTATCAAGAACAAAGGTGATGATCGTGGAGACTTCGTATCTGTAAAACGTAAGGTAGCCCGTAAAGACGGTAAAGAAAATCAAGCACCTGTAGTCATTGATGACAAGCTTCGCCCCTTCAACGATCTAATCGGTAACGGATCAGTAGTCAATGTAAAGATCAATACATTCGACTGGGACTTTAAAGGTAAGACAGGAGTTGGTGCAGACCTAGTTAAGGTACAGGTTGTTGAACATGTATCCTATGCTGGAGCCACAGATGATGAAGACTTCCAAGTCATTGGCGGTGATGAGGATGGCTTCGATGATATTCCCTTAGCGAATGCTGGATAAGACGTTAAGGGTAACTAGGGTAGGGGTTGAGGTAATGAAGGTTATCTTAACCCCTATTAGTTTTAACATACATAGAAAGGTATAAATATTATGTGGTATGAATGGCTATTTTTAATATACATAGTAATTACATGTGCCATTGCATTTATGGTGGTCTTCATAGCTGAGAAGCCTATCAAGTCTGGAGTATTCCTATGGCCTGTGTGGGTTCCAATGTGTTTCATCAGCGCCCTAAAGGAGACATACTTGGATGGTAAACAAGAATAAGAAACCTAAACTAGACACAGTAGTCGAGGACATCTTCAATGTCTTCATGAACAATACACCGCCATCCAAAGAACATCTTGATGACTTAGCTAGAGACATTAAAAATTCAGTAGAGCGACAGATTACTGAGGTACGTGAAGAGAAGGGGTATCTAAGACTGTCACAGATTGGTAAGCCTGATCGTAAGACATGGTATGACATCAAAGGTGCCCCAAAAGATGTTCCTCAAGGACCAGTCAGAATGAAGTTCCTAATGGGGGATATCTATGAAGCTCTATTGATCCTATTAATTAAGACTGCAGGTCATGAGGTTACTGATGAGCAGAAAGAAGTTGAGATAGAAGGTGTTAAAGGCCATAAAGATTTAAAGATTGACGGTATCAACGTTGATATTAAGTCAGCATCAGCCTATGGATTTAAGAAGTTTAAGAACAATACATTAGACCAAGACGATCCATTTGGTTACATAGCTCAGCTAAGCTCCTATGCTCAGTCAGAGGGTGCAACTGAAGCGGCCTTCTTAGCTATCGACAAGTCATCATGTGACTTAGCCTTGACTCCATTAGATCATATGGACATGATTAATTCACATGATAGAGTTAAACATCTAAAGGGTATAGTCAAGTCAGACACAGTACCGGAGAAATGCTATGAAGATGAACCTTCAGGGGTGGCAGGCAATCGTGTACTTAGTAAGTCTTGTGGCTGGTGTGAGTTCCATAATCATTGTTGGTCGGATGCTAATAATGGCGTTGGCCTCAGAAGCTTCCAGTATGCCGACAATGTAAGGAAGTATACTAAAGTAGTTAAACTTCCTAAGGTGCAGGAGATTACAGGACAATGAATACACAGATGATCAAGATAGCGTTAGTAGTCATAGCTGGCTGGTTAGTTATCATGATGTTACCGAGCTTATTTAATGCCTAACATTAAGAGAGTACTACCTACGGCAACATGTAAACACTGTAAGTTTGTAATTAAAACAACAGGCAAACCAGTAACCTACTATTGTCGTAGGTATCCACCAACTATTATTAGTCACTCACAGGGTGCCTCATACCCCAATGTATTTATGGATGATTGGTGTGGGGAATTCTCAAGGACTATGCAAGGACAACAAGGACATCAACCTAAGGACAAATAGAGATGATTAAAGTAGAGATAACACAAGACATGAGGGACAAAGCTACCCAGATGTCAGATGAAATGGGTACGTTAAAGGGTTCCTTTATGAATGGTAAAGGTAATATGTATGGCTTCCTAGGGGAGCTAATGTTTATGAACCTGTTAAAGGATGCTGAACATGTAAACACATACAACTACGATATCAAACTTAAAGATGGCAAGACCTTAGACGTTAAGACTAAGAAGACAACTGTAGAGCCTAAGCCTAATTACGAATGCTCAGTAAGTACATGGAACCTTAAGCAATCCTGTGATGTATATGGTTTTGCAAGGGTGCATAAAGATATGACACATGGCTGGGTCTTAGGTACTATGGATAAGGAAACATTTATTAATGACGGGACGCATTACAACAAGGGAGATTATGATCCGTCCAACAGATACACGGTCAAGTCTGAATGCTACTCAGTAGCGATAGAGGATTTAACGAGTATCTAATATGAAGTATAAATTTGGTCACTGGGAATCAGACATTAAGTTAAACTCTGAAGAGTCATTCGGGTTTATCTATAGGGTAATTAATACCGCTGATGGAAGACAATACATAGGTAAGAAACAGTATTGGTTCTATAAGAAGTCTAAGAAGCTGAAACCCAGTGACTGGCAATCCTATACAGGTTCCAGTAAAGACTTAAATAGTGACATCAAGAAGCTGGGTAAAGACAAGTTCAGGTTCTGCATCATAGCTGAATGTGTCACTAGGGGTTGGCTCTCATACTTGGAGAGTAACTATCTACATAAAGAAGATGCTTTGACTACATGGCTTAATGAAGACACTAGGTTGTTCTACAACAAACAAATAGGGGCTACAAGATATGTACCTAAAAAGGTTGATGATAACATACCAGTATCTAGGAAAAAGAAATGAGCATCACAAACATAGCAGTAGTCTTAGATAATACCTTTCATATAAGAAATGCTAAAGATAATTCACAACTATTGTTCTTAGCAGTAATACTACAGGCCCTATTAGATGCTACCAAGCCACCCTTGGAGAGTGACAATGAAGAGATTATCCTAGACAGGGACAGAGCTAGGGCATGGTTTTCAGCATCAGTGGGGGTAACCTGTGAAGACTTTAATACCGTCTGTGAATGTGCTGGAGTTGACCCCTCATACACTAAGACCTTTGCTTATAAGGTATTGGAGTCGGGAGAAGTTCCATTCATCCGCAAGAGGATCAACACAATACTATCAATGTAAACCTTAAAGGAGTTAATATGTATCCCATGAAGACACGTAACAGGGAAAGTAAAGTAGAAGAGTTTCACAAGGCTATGGGTTCTGACGTATCTGTTAAGCCCCGCGCAAGTCTTATAAAGCTACGTGAGAAGCTATTAATAGAAGAGTGTAATGAAGTCTGCCAAGAGTTAAATAAGATGGAGATGGCTATTACACAAGGTAGGCCAATCAGTAAAAAGCAATGGGCTGCTTTACTTAAGGAGCTTGCTGATCTACAATATGTTTTATCAGGAACTATCATTAGTTTCAGTGCTATTTCCGGTAGTTTCACCCCTGCTTTTAACAGGGTACATGATAGTAATATGTCTAAGCTTGACAATGAAGGCAACCCAGTGCTTAATAACTATGGTAAAGTAACTAAAGGACCAAACTATAAACCACCTACACTGGAAGACTTGATCACATGACCTTGTGGATGCCGGTAGAAACACCACCTAAAACTGCACGTACTGTACTGGCCTATGTAGGTGCAGGTAATGTAGCCACAGTGTACTATGAATATAATAAATGGGTGTGGGCAGGAGGACATGATATGAATATTCCTCCCCTCTATTGGAGAGATGTAGTAGACCTGTTACAATCTTTACCTACAAAAAATGCTGACCTATAACGCTTAACTTTAAAGGATTAATATCTATGAATAACATCGGACACAACAGCCATGGCCCACAAGTAGAGGCCTGCGATGCACTACATGCACAAAAGTATCGACTACCAAACGAGTCCTTCACAGAAGCCTGCGCCAGACAAGCAGGAGCTATGTCGGACAATGAAGAACACCGCCTAGTATTTAAAGATATACTACTTAACCAAAGGTACATGCCAGCCGGTAGAGTACAAGCAGCAATGGGGTCCCCAAAGAATGTTACAGCGTATAACTGCTTCGTTAGCGGAGTCATTGAAGATAGCATGGATAGCATCATGGATAAAGCTAAAGAAGCCGCTGAGACAATGCGTCGAGGAGGTGGGATTGGCTTTGACTTTAGTCGGATACGTCCTCGTAATGACAGGATTGTTTCTCTTGATAGTAGCGCCTCTGGCCCTGTATCTTTCATGGCTATCTTTGACAGCGTATGTAATACTATTGTATCGGCAGGTCATAGACGGGGAGCGATGATGTCTGTCCTTCGTGTTGACCATCCTGACATTGAAGAGTTCATCAGAGCTAAGAAAGACAGTAGCACCCTCACCAACTTCAATGTCTCAGTAGGTGTGACTGATCAGTTCATGAAGGCAGTACAACACAATCTTCCCTTTGATCTAATCTTCAACGGTACTGTATACGATACGATTGATGCTAGAGCATTATGGGATGAGATCATGCGTAACAACTGGGACTGGGCAGAGCCGGGAGTTCTGTTCTTAGACAGGATCAATGAAGAAAATAACCTACACTATGTAGAAACTATAGAAGCTACTAACCCATGTGGTGAACAACCATTACCACCCTATGGTGCATGTTTACTTGGGAGTTTTAATCTTGTTAAGTATGTGGATCGTGGTAACCAACATAAGGATTACTACTCATTCAACTACCAACAATTTAAAGAAGACATACCCCATGTTGTAAGAGCTATGGATAATGTTATTGATAGGACTCAGTACCCGTTAGCATCTCAGCTACGTGAAGCTAAGGCTAAGCGGCGTATGGGATTGGGTATCACAGGCCTTGCCAATGTTCTTACCTTGTTAGGGGTTAAGTATGGGTCTCCTGAGGCTGTTAGATTTACACGTAAGATATCTAAGACCCTCATGTGTTCCACCTATGAAGCCTCTGCCTTGTTAGCTAAAGAAAAGGGGGTGTTCCCTGAGTATAAACCTGAGTACAACTTAAGTAAATTCATTCAACGTCTACCATTAGACATACAGGAGTTAATACAAAAGCATGGTATCCGAAATAGTCACCTCACCTCTATCGCCCCTACTGGTACTATTAGTTTCACTGCTGATAACATTAGTAGCGGGGTGGAGCCTGTATTCAGCAACCAACTGGATCGAACTGTGCAAACAGAACAAGGACCTATTATCGTTCCGCTCAAGGATTATGTATACAATACGTATGGCCTTAGGAATGTAGAGGCAGACGATCTAACTACACATGACCACTTAGACATGCAGATTGCAGTACAACCTTTTGTTGACTCAGCTGTATCTAAGACGATCAACGTAGCTGAGGATGTATCCTTTGATGAGTTTAAAGATGTATACATGAAGGCATGGAAGGGTAAGCTTAAAGGCTGTACAACATTCAGAGCCGCTGGTAAAAGATATGGGATACTGAATAAGGTTGAGCCATTAGAAGAACCAATAGAGGGAGCCGCTTGCTTCATTGATCCAACAACAGGTAACAAGGAGTGTGGTTAATATGAGTAAATTAATATTGGTTATGGTTATGGGTGTAGTATTATCAGGGTGTGGCATCACACCTACTTATGATAAGGGTACTTTAGTATGGGTGGGGTGTCACAGGGTAGAGCAAAACCCTTCACCTGAGGGGAGTAGAGCTACTCTACTACTGTACAATTTAGACAAAGGAGATAAGATGTATTTACAACAGATAGATCACAATGGAAATGCTAATGTAACTGTAGGGGAGCCATGTAAATGAAGAGAGTCTTTGCTTTAATAATACTTGTATGGGCTTTCATATCCTTAGCAACACTAGGGGCTTGGGCTGGAACAGTACAGACTGATCTTGACTGTCTAGCAGAAGCTGTATACTATGAAGGGAGATCAGAGCCTTTCATTGGACAACTAGCCATAGCCAACGTAGCCTTAACTAGGACTACTAAGTCTGTATGTGCAACGGTACATGATAGATGCCAGTTCAGCTACTGGTGTGATGGGAAGAATGAGGTTATGCTGGACCTAGAAGCTAAGAAGACTTCATATCAAGTCGCTAGACTAGCTATGGATGGTGCCTTAGTAGGTGAGACAGAAGGGGCAACACATTATCATGCAGACTATGTGAAACCGCAATGGTCTAATAAGTTATTCTATCTTGGCAGGATAGGTAGACATTTATTTTATATAGAGGAATAAGAATTATGACTGTTAAAAATATCGAACCTATAAAGTCTGACATGGTAAACAACCCTAAACACTATAACCACTCAGGTATAGAATGTATCGACGCTATCGAAGCATCTATGCCTACTGTAGAGTTTCAAGGATACTTAAAAGGTAATGCACTTAAGTATCAATGGCGCTATAGGTACAAGTCTAACCCTATCGAAGACTTAAAGAAAGCTCAGTGGTATACAGCTAAGCTTATTAAATCATTGGAGGATCAATCAAATGACTAATAGAGTATCAGGAGACTGCGTAATTTGTGAAGACCCTGATGTTGTATGCCCTCAACATGAGATGACCACGGCAGTCTATAGTGATCCTAACAGCGTATTCCAAGCCCTGTCAGAAAACTCAAAAGATTATCTGGTTATTGACCAACTTCAGAAGACCCTCTTTACAGCCTATCATTCTATGGGTGAAGGGTCTTTGTTCTGGGAAGAAGAGGATAGTGAGTTAATAGATGCCTGCCATACCTTAATAGAATATTATGGGATGTCGGGGATTGACTTTAATAAAAAGCCTTGAATACCTATTAGGTATATAGTATAACTTAAGTAACTTGGGGGACTAGGTATCCTACTTAGTCCCCTATTTTTATACGCGCATGAGGGAGGCATATACATGAGTAACCCAGTAACGATTTATGTAGGGTATGACCAACGTGAGGATACACCCTATAGAATATTAGAAGAGTCTATACGTAGGCACTCTTCTAAGGCTGTAAATATTATACCTATTAAACAGGAAGCCTTAAGAACTATTGGTTTATATAGTAGAGACTACACTACTTCTATTATTGGTAATTCTATACAGAAGATTGATACGAATGATAAGAAGCCATTCTCGACAGACTTCTCATTCACTAGATTTTTAGTACCACACTTAAACTTATTCTCTGGATGGGCATTATTTATCGACTGTGATATGTTCTTCCGGTCAGATGTGATGGAACTGTTTGATACCTATAACGATCCTGAAGTAGCTCTATATACTGTCGAGCATAACTATAAGCCTACACAATCTATTAAGATGGACAACCAACAACAGGGTCAGTACAATATGAAGAACTGGTCTTCAGTTATGTTGTGGAATTGTAGTCATCCTATACATAGAAACCTGACAGTTTCTGATGTGAATACTAAGTCCGGTAGATGGCTACATCAATTCCAATGGATGTTGGATAACATGGATACCTTAGGAGATATGGATGAATCATGGAACTGGTTGGACAATCATAGCTCTGAATCTATAGAGGCTAAGAATGTACACTTCACTACAGGAGGGCCATACTTTGATACATGGATAGGCTCAAGAGATGCAGATAAACGATATGCCGCTGAATGGCTAATAGAACTGGAGAAGTTTAACAATGAATAATAATGTACAATTTGTGACTAGCATGAACGAGTCAGGCTTTAATAAGTATGGGCGTAAAATGCTTGACAGTGTGATCAGTAACTGGCAACCAACTATTTTACTTACCGTTTACTACCATGACTTTGATCTACCTAAAGTTTGGGGAACACCCATGCCAAGTAACATAGTCCTACGAAACCTAAACGAATGTGGGGACATGTTAGCCTACCGAGATACCATGGCTAGGTTTGATGGGACTATGGGAGGCCAGACAGAATATAACTGGCGTATGGATGCGATCAAGTGGTGCCATAAGGTCTACGCTATGACTGACCTAGCCTTTGAAATGGCTGATCATTCTGTAGATGCTGGTTGGCTTTGTTGGTTAGATGCTGACACCATTACCGACAAACGTTTCACTATGAAAGATATCAAAAAGATTATTAATAAGAATGCTGAGTTTGTACATCTGGGAAGAACAGATACGGATTACTCAGAGACATCGTTCATGGCCTTCAACTTATCTACTACCCCTCCATTAGAAATGTTGGGTGACCTACGTGGTTGCTATGATATTGGTGAGGTCATTACATATCGTGAGTGGCATGACGGGTTCATCATTGAGCGCCTACTAAATATTTATACTGCCCACGGTATGAAGGTTCAAAACTTAACTCCTAAGTGTAAGGGTCTTACAGCCTTTCTACAGTCCCCCCTATCACAGTATATGACACACTTTAAAGGCAACCTAAAAGGTAAGGAAGTAAAAGCTAAAAAAGGTACACCTAAGCTCTATGATGATAAGACATCACCGGATGTTACAGGCCCTAAAAGGTACCGTCAGTTGGCTGATATAATCCAACACTACAAAGCTTCACAAGTAGTTGAAGTAGGCACATGGAATGGTGGTAGAGCTATTGAGATGGCCTTGGCAGGCTTTGAACACTCAGACCTATTTGTCTACCACGGATACGATCTATTTGAAGAAGCAACAAATGAGTCTGATGATGTTGAGATGAATAGTAAGGCACACAATTCATTGAAGGCTGTCAACAATCGACTACTAGAGTTCCAATCTAAAATGAAGGAACGTGATAAGGACTTCCAGTTCTTCTTAACTAAAGGAGATACTAACGAAACCCTTAAAGGTTTTGATACTAAGGACATAGACATGGTGTACATTGATGGTGGTCATTCATTTGATACATGTCTATCGGACTATAATAATCTAAAGGATGTATCTATTATTGTCTTCGATGATTATTTTACTGAGGACAAGGAAGGATTGATAGCCCCAGAGGAACATCAAGGGACTAATCAAGTGATCAACAATCACATAGCTGATGACTGGCGTACTATAGTATTACCCAGTAACGACAAAGTATTAGGGGGAGGCCTTACACACTTAGCTATTACAATCCATAAGGACATGGCTGATCTTCCTAAAGACCTACGTAGGGTTCCTATTGTTGTAACTCCAAAAGACTGTGTACCTCAAGACTTTATTATTGATAATATTAATGCTAACTCTAAATTAATTAAGGACTCTAATTGGGTTAAGAAGTGTGGTATCCATAATGATACAGCCATCCTAATATCTGGTGGCCCCTCAGTAGATTGGGACATTGTCAAAGCTACTATTAAGATGAACCCTAATAGTTTAGTTGTTTCAGTTAAACATAGCTATCCAACATGTTTAGCTAATGGTATCTATCCAGACTATTGTGTAATTCTTGATCCAAGACCAATCACTGGTACATCTACCCATGGTATAGTTAGATCAGAACTATTTAAGGAAGTCAAGGATGATACAGTATTCTTAGTAGCTTCAATGACTGACCCAAGTGTCACTCAATACCTATTAGATCAGGGTGCAACCATCAAAGGATGGCACGCCTACTCAGATGCAGTAAGGGATATGCAGAACACCGACAATGTTACGCTTAAGGAGTCAATAGATATCCCAGAAGGTGTAGTCCTAGTGACTGGTGGAACCTGTGCAGCAATGCGATCTTTTGGAATGTTCCATGTACTGGGCTTTAGACACTTCCATATGTTTGGATTTGATTGTTCAATGGAAGAGTCTCCAACTGAAGAGGAGTTATCCAAGATAGAAGAGGATACAGGACGTTCTAAGTATTTAAAAGTTGACGCACATGATGAAGAGTTCTACACTACAGGTGAGCTACTGGCTATGGCTCAAGACATGGAGCGTCTATGGGAACGTGATGATATAGATGCATCAGTTACCTTCCATGGTAAGAATACCTTGGGAGCCTCAGTATTTAACAACTCAAAGAAAGCTAATGAGCTTCGGTATCAGGAGGTACTTTAATATGACTAAACAACATATCTTTTATTGGAATGTAACAGCGGAGGACTTTAAGTGATGTTAGGATTAGTCACGGCTTTAGCCACACCCCTACTTAAGGGCATATTTGGAACCATTGATAAGGCAGTGGTAGATAAGGATATGGCTATCAAGTTAAAGAATGATTTACAACAACAGACTATGGATATCTTAAGCACTGAAGTTAAAGCATCTTCTTCAATCATTAGAGCTGAGATTAAGTCTGATAGTTACCTAGCCAAGAACTGGCGACCTATAACTATGCTGACATTTGTGGTAATCATTGCCAACAACTACATTATCTACCCATACCTACAGCTATTCTTCAACTCAGGAGCTATGCTGGACATCCCCCCTGACATGTGGGGCCTATTAAAGATTGGCCTTGGTGGGTATGTGGTTGGCAGGTCTGTAGAGAAGGGCGTTCAAGTATATAAAGGAGATAAGTAATCTATGTTGACTCAACAGATGGAATTGTTCTGCCAGAATTATGCTACATCAAACAACGCTACATCAGCTGCTAAGGCTGCAGGGTATAAGGATGCCCATGCCGCTAATCAGGGACATAGGTTACTTAAACGTGATGATGTTCAGGAAAGGATTAAAGACTTCCAAGGTATTATTACTACAGACATTGATGTTGTAGCTGAGCTTGAAAGACAATACGAAACATCAAGGCTGGCAGGACATGGTAATGTGTCTCTGAAGGCCTTAGAATTGTTAGGTAAAGCTAGGGGGAACAAGGCAGAAGCAGAGACTAAAGACCCTGTAGTATTAGAGTTAGAGATAGTTAGGTGTATTCAGGTACTGGGGCTTGATAAGATTATGGAGTTGATAGTGATAGCCTTCCCAGAAGTATCAAATGAAGAGGACATTGAAGAAGATGTTGTAGAAGATAATGATGAAGATATTGAAGAAGAGATTGAAGATTATGAATTTGGATGAGCTAGAAAAAAATACCTATAGTGACTAACCAATAACTAATATGTATCATATATATTACATACTAAGGCTATATGTTTTATATATGATATATTAGTATATCCATACTTACTTTTTCTTATGAACTTTTTGTATTTCAAAAGATGCTTTCTTAATAGCACCTGCATGAGGTTTGTACTCACCCTTCATTAGTTTGAATCCTTTTCCAGACTTCATCCAATGAAACCCTTTAGGGGCAGACACAGTTTTATTTACCATACTATACCTTCTTTCTTTTTGCTGGTTGACTTCTAAACTTAGCTGTTTTCTTAGCTATACTCTTTGGCTGCTTCACGAACTGTTTGCCTGCAGCAGTCCCTAGGCGCTTTGCTTTTGTGGTCGCTGCATACTCCTTTGCTGTCAAAGACTTTATTGCCTTCTTTGGTAGGTATCTCTCCCCAGTTTTGCTTGAGGGTTTCCCTGATTTTGTTTGCCATTTTTCTTTACTCCATGTTGATAACTTATTATTAGGTTGCTTTTTACCTGTGTAACCACCACCACTATCTTTGTAATACTTAGTGGCTAGTTGCATAGCCCTAGCGGAATGCTTACCACCCATCTTAGCCTTAGCTCTCGCCTTAGCTCTCTCCCATTTAGCTGGGTCTTTCTTAGTTGCTACGCCAGCCATCTAATAGGACCAAATGGTTGGTCTTAAAGAAGGATCATCAAGGGTATCCAAATGTAGAAATCTATCCTGACCTTTTTGAGACACACCAATCCCTGTAAAGCCCAACTCAAGGGCCAACTTAAGTAGTTTAAAAGCTTCTTTTCGGTTTATACTAATATCTACAGCCTGACCTTTAACATGAGCAGAGCCTTTAGACCCTTTAATTTTTTCATTATACTCTTCAGACCTATAGGCTGATGTTATTATCATTGGTTTGTCATATATCCTTCGTAGGCTGACAAGCTTAGTCATGAATCTATTGTTCATCTTACACTCACCAGAACCTTTACATTTAAGTTCATCATGTGAGAAGAATGGATACTCATGGTCACACATATTATTTACTCTTTCATATTGTTATGTTTAAGTTTACCACTTAGATTTATTAGCCCAATAAGCAGCAGATAGTCTACCTTTATCAATGTTTAACTTATGCCTAGCTTTAAAAGATTTTCGTCTAGCTTTTTCTTT